GTAGAATTAGTGACTTTTTCGACATGACGGCATGGGGAAAGACAGCTACTTTTATTCAAGAATATTTCAAAAAAGATATGCCTATAGCCATACAAGCAACACTTCAGAATCACAAATATGACAAGCAAGGCGTTACTGTATACACTAATAACTTTTTAATTAACAAAGTTGACTTTGTTCCACAAATTAAAAATGAAACAATATAAAATAATACTAATTATTATTACCTCTTGCTTTTTAGTTTGCTGTGGTAAGCTACAAACTGAAGCATTAGAAGACAATAAACGATATATAATTTCTAAATATCATAACGGCATTCTTATAGATGAATATATTGCAAACACAGAAGTCTATTTAAAATTTAACGATGAATATATTATGGCAACGGGAAGCTACATAATTAAGCAAGAATCAGAAATAACTACATATTGACATATACAGAAACAACAAATAAAGTACAATTCGGTTATGAAACAACAGTAGTGTTAGTTGCTCAGGCTAACACTACTAATTGCTTTTAATACTTTATATATATTATAATAAGCATAGACTATATGATAGCTGTAAGCGTCCTACTTGAGAAACTACTCTTGCAGCTATCCCCCCATAAACTATATAATTTAAACTATTGGGCTATGTTTAGTGTCTGATTTCCATAGCCCTATAGTTGCTTTTTACCAATTAAATATTATATAATATTATTAAGAGATCACAATATTGGGCTGTGCATTACCCCCTTTATGCACGGCATGAATGCTTAATTGGGCTATGTGACGCATTACATAGCCCATCATTTGATTTTACCAATAAGAATAATGTATAATTATATTGAATTTGATTATAGGCTACATATATTTTTATGTGGCCTTTTTTTTTGTTGCGTTTATGTGCTTGTATTAGGTATAATTATATTGATAGTTATACGGCTGCATAAACCTTTATGTGGCCTTTTTTTTTGTTGATATGAGCAATAAAAAGATTTATAATATACACATAACTATCACTACCAAATAGTGAAATTCTTTAATAAAGGAGTTCGCATGAACAAAATAAAACATAAGAACCCGTTTACTGCTGTACCTAATGCAGTGCTAAACGATTCAAGATTAACATTTAAGGCTAAAGGCATATATAGCTATCTATTCAGTAAACCGGATGGGTGGGTGTTTTACAATCAAGCCATTTTAAATGAAACTGCTGAGGGCATAACAAGTTTTCAGTCGGGGATAAAAGAACTTGTTAAATATGGTTGGCTAAAAAAACAACAGCTAATTGCAAAAAATGGCCAGTTTGGTGGAAATGAATACGAATTAATGACTGAACTACCAACACAAGAAAACATATCAACGGTTAAGCTCAAAAAGTCAAAAGCTCCTTTAGAAAAACCGGTCACGGAAAACCCGGTATCGGATAATCCGGTTACGGAAAACATACTCACATATAAAGAAATAAATAATAAAGAAATAAATAAAAGAAAAAGTAATAGTATAAATACTATTACCAAAAAGAAGTCAATGGACGACTATGAATTTATAAAGCTGTCATGGAATACGTTTGCTAATGAATTTGGGTTATCTGAAATAAGACAGTTAACAACCAAGCGCATTAATGGAATCAAGTCTCGTCAACGTGAAGATGGGTTTGATCTACAAGAGATATTTAATTGCATACAAGCTTCCCCATTCCTTTTAGGCGCTAATGGCAATGACTGGAAGGCTGACTTCGACTGGGTGTTTTGTAGTCCGAACAACTGGCTAAAAATCGTGGAGGGTAAATACAAAGGCGAAAAAAAACAAGAACCACAAGATAAGCTACAAAGCATTTTTGATGAATTAACTGGAGGTAAATAAATGAGTAACCGAATTTTTCTAATATTAAATGGCATACTGATAGCCGTTGGATTATACGCACTAAATTATAATGGGCTATGGGAGTGGACACCGATTGCATTTTTGGGTTGGTATACTGTTTTTATAGAGGAATATTGGAATAAAGAAAATGAAAATTGAAATAAGGGAATGCTACTGGGATGACAAGATGATGGCAACTTACACAAACAGTGGTGAGATATGTTGTTGGTCATTTAATCCGAATACTAAGCAATCTTTAACATCTTATTATACAGATTCCACATTATCTGAGGCGGTGGCTAAATTTAAGAAAAAAATTAACAGAAGGAAGGGTAACAGATGAATAAAGAATTATTAAACGAAAATTTAAATCTAATATTAGAGGGATTGAAAACGGCTATTCATACCGCAAATGCTGAACTGCCGGCTATTTTAGAGGAGATTGTTAGATGGGGGGTGATTAAATATAGCTCTCTTTCAATCATTTTACTTGTGTTTATATTATTATCAGTTGGCTTGATAATATTTTTAATAAAAAAAAATGAAGAACCTGGTATTTATTTTCATTTTTTACCTCATTCTATTGTTTTTACTGCATCTATATTATTAACATTGCTAGTTCATTTGACTTCTAATCTCATCAAGTTGCTTTTTGCCTTAACATCCCCAAAACTATACATCATTAACTATCTAAAGGATTTAATTCAATGAATAACTACGAAAAAACAGTGACCGCAATGATATTAAAAGCCTATGCCCTCGTAGGCCAAGAAGACAAACAAATACAAATTAAAGCATTGGCAGAAGCAATTATTGAAAGGCAGATTGATTTAAATGTACTAAGTAAAGCATTGGATAAACATGCTGAGACATCGGAATTTGCGCCAAAGTTAAAGAATATTATGGATTATGTAAACAATATACCAGATACCCAAGTTAATGAGTTCCTAGAGCGTTTTCGTAAACAATCAAGAAACCATTATGATTGGAACCCTATTGACGATGACGTTTACACCATAAAAAAAATAATCGGAGAAGAAAGATGTGAAAATTGTCTAGCTGAACATTGGGTATTTATTGAGAAAGAAGCCAGAGAATTATACAAGGATTTGAGAAATAACAAGATCGAGCTTATTGAAAGCCCAAATAAGCATAATATTAAACAGATTCCAGGCTCAAACACTGTTTATATTGAGTCTAAACAAAACATTAAAGATGGTTTAAATCCACTTAAAAACTTATTAAAGGAGTACAAATGAACATAAAATTAATTTCAATAGAATATTTACAACAAAAAATTTATAGTAAAATTACAAGAATGATTAGTGACCACAGTTTCGCTAGTTATAAACTTGCAAGAGAGTTTAAAAGCAACGCAAAAAAAATCGCAATAAATTGTTTAAAAGAGTTAGATTATAGCAATCAAGAAATCAATACAATCGTAAACGAGTATTGGCCTAAAGAATTTCTAAAAATAAAACACAGGTTTCAACTAAATTACACGAACATAGAAATGGGCAGACATAAATATTCGCCTAAAAAATATAAAAAATACATTATGCAACGCTATCACCTTGCATTTAGCGCATTAGAACAGAAAAAAATTAATTTAAATTCTAGTGGCCAGGGCTAGTACAACAATCAAAAAAACAAACTATGGTTGCCCTGGCATGGTGTGATGAGATTACAAACAATATTATAGCATAATGAAAATAAATTCTGAATTAAATAAACATTTAACCGAAAAGCAGCATCAAACTCGATGTTTAAACATCCTGGCGACAAGTAAAGTTATAGCTTGGCGTAATAACGTTGGAATGGCTAAATACGAATCGAAAAATGGTCCGCGTATGGTTAAGTTTGGTCATGCGGGAATCAGTGATATTATAGGATTCACTAACGAAGGATTGTTTTTTGCTTTTGAAGTGAAACGATACGGCAAGAAACCAACAGCACTCCAAAGAAGTTTTCTTGATCGTGTTTTAGATAACAATGGCATATGTGGGTGGGGAACGTCGAATGATCTAATCGATCTCTTAACACTCAACAAATTAATATAAACAAAATTACAAGGTTCATTACGATTATCATAACCACACTATATTTGAAAACATTAATGACACTATCAATGTTATTCCACCTAATTCGTGTTAAATCCTCTATAGATTTGAGTTGTAATTCTAGTTTATCGCATTGTTTTTTGAGATTAGTCACATTTTTTTTGTTTTTTGTTAAATTTTCTTCTAATTGCATAAGATTTCACAAAATTATATATTAACGATAAAACAAATAGCTCTGTTATCGCTTCTGTTTTGATTCCATGACGGTAATATGCCAAGGGGCTAAGAATCAGCACATTCCAGGCTACATCAGTTAAAACTTGTAACGTTGTTTCGCTTACGCTGCTTATTCTAGTTTGCATAAAATACAATCATTGCATAAAATACAATCATTTAGCAATGGTTTTTATTTTGGCGCCTGTTAAGATCATTCTAACATCTTTTGGGCTCGGATTTGTATTCATATTCTTTATACTAACATTTAAAACATTTTTGGTGACGATGTCGCAAATCTCGCTACAGAAATATGCTTTTTTTGATTGTATTTTCTTTCCAAAAAATCCAGACAATAACGCTAAGTAATCATACTTTGCGCCGATAAGCGCATTTAATTCAGATACAATTTTGCTTTTTGTTTTTGTCTCCACATCCAAAACATAAGTTAAACCTATATTAGATGACATTTGCTTAGATTTTATTACACCACTGAAAAAGTTAGCTTCATAGTAAATATTATTAATTTTAATTGAAACATGATAAAAAATGTCATTTGTGAAAAACTTTATTATTCCCGTTGTGTAGAACAAAGGATTTAGAATACTAAATTTTTCGTTATGAAAATTAATATAAATTTTAGTCAATTTCTAGCTTGCCTGCCATTTTATACACAACACGACTTACTTGTTTAAGTTCTTCAAATACTTTCTTAATATTGTCATCAGTTTGGTTTTTATATTTTTCCATGTCTTTTTGTATTGAGTTTATTTTATTAAACATCTTGTAGATATAAATCCCCATAATTGCATAAGAAAAGCACAACAAAAAAAATTGTCCGCTGTCGGTTTGAATTAAAGTGTAAAGTGACGGTGCGTATCGTAGAAGTTCCATTTTTTATACTTCAACTAAAACAAATTGTATTGATCTAATTGTGTAAGATCCAGAAGTGGATGATCCGCTTGATCTTTTGGCCATGAGTGTCCATCGACTAGAAGTTAAGACACTGGTTGTCGTTAAATCAAGTAGTGGCGTGTTTCCAATATTTAAATTTGTTGAATTCCCAGTATTTAAATCAAAATGCAGAGTATATATTGCAGTACTACCAATGTTACCTAATACATTGCCAGTATTTAAAAAAATCGCTGTGCCACTATTGTCTATAATCCGTATATCAATACCGTCGCCACCAGAACCGCCTCCATTTATTTCAATGTTAAGATATACTTTGTAAATTCCATCAATTATTTTTTGTGTTGCCCATAAAAAGGGGTTACCACCTAACTTACGTTGAGGAGTAACGTTAATCCAAGAACTATTTGAATTGAACGAAGCTCCAGTAGACCAATAAGTACGCCTGTCAATAATATTAAATCTATCCGGTTCTTTAATATTAATATTTATTCTTGTTGCACTGACTGCCGTTCCAATTTCGAGTGGGTAATTAGTTGGTTTAGTTGAAGTTATTCCACCAGATGTTCCAACATAATATAGTGTGCCTGCCGTCAATGAACTAAACGAATTATAAAACCCATAATCAATCTTAACTGTTCCCCCACTAGACACAGTCGTGTTGCAAACACCAACAACCGCTGTAATACCGGCACTTGTTGAATTGTCTGCTTTAAACGCCTGTCCACTACTAATTCTTACAATATCGCCGGCTGTAAGGTTTTCACCTGCGGTTATTGTTGAAAACTGATCTGATGGTATGCCCACGTAGCTAGTAGCTGTTACCTGTGCAACGTTAAGGTCATAATTTCCGTTTGCTAATATTTCGACTGTTTTGTCTACGTTTTGATCCCAGTCTGTATTAGTAAACTTGGTCCCACTCCATTTGTTAAAATCACTTCCACTTGGTACTGCCATTATAGTCCACGCTCCTTTTTAATTTGTTGTAATGATCTTGGGGCTATGCCTCCGCTTTCTTGTCTTTCTATTGGTGTAACTGCCATTGCTGGCACTTTAGCTGCTAGTCTTGGCACTACTTGTGGCACTTGTACTCCCTCTTGTGCAGCTCTTAATGCTGCTCTAGCAACTGGCCCGCTCTGTATAGCCATTTGACCTATCTTTGCGCCTGCTAAAGGTAATGCAATCTCTGGTGCTACTAACGCCCCCCCGGCTAATCCATAAGGTAGTATTTTATCAAAAAACCCAGATTTTTTACTCATAGATTGACTGATTGAATCTTGCAATGCGTTAGCTTCTATTTGATTCACAACACTTCGCTTGCCCTTGGCCTTTACTTCTTTGTCTAAGTTTTTAAGCAAATCCATAGTTCTGCTTTTAGTTTGTCGCTTTTCTTTTAGTCTCTTAATAACATCGTTTGTTAGCGTATTGACCTTAGTTTCATTAATATCTTTTCCTAAAGCTTTTTCAATATCTTTAACTAGGGTAGTTTGTTTTGCATACTTTTTATTTAGTTCTTTAAACCCTGGGTACACTTCCATAGACTTGTATAACCCATCTTTGAGTTTTCCTATTGCTATCTTATCGGCCGGTTCAATAGTGGTGCTTCGCAATACGTCAGCTAATACAGAATTTACGCTTTTTGCATCATCAAACGTTAATTGCTTACCTGCAATAAACTGATCAATTGCATTTTGATTATACTTTTTTGTTTTAGCTCTAGTCACTGATAACAAGTCACGTATACCTGCTTTATCTAAATCTAAATCTTTTATTATTTTACTTATGTTACTTGTGTCTGTTACTTGCTTTTTTGCAGCTTCGCTTACTTTAGTTAATGCACTGTCGTATTCACGTGATTTTTTTCTGTTAAGTATTGCAAGCGATGTTTTAATTTGATTAGAAGTATCTATATTTGTTTTAGGCTCAATCTTAGTCAATATAGGCTTTTTTATTGCTTCATCTATAACGCCTTTTTCTGCACGTGTAGCAAACTTAGCTATCTGTTTTAGTGCCGGCTTACTTAACTTTAAGGCTTTTCCAATACCTGCTTCAACTGTACCACTTATAGCTCCTTTTTTGATTGCTTCGGGTGCTTCTTCGCCTTCTAACAATCCTCTACCTGCACGACTAACTGCTGTTATTCCTGCCTGTGCCGGCAAACCTAACCCTGGTACAAATCCTGCTGCAATAGGTGCTAATCTTGCGATGTCTGTAGCCACTTGTTTTGGCGTTTCCTTTATAACTTCTAATGGTGATATACCACGTATCTTTTCAATTAATTTTGGCTCTGGTTGTGCTTGCTCAATAACATCATCAAATTCGACTTGTTCTTGATATTGTGGATATTTAGCAATCATTTTATTTGCTAATTCTAGATCGTCTATATCTTGATACTGAGGATATTTATTTTTTATATTTTGTGAAAATTGTTTATAGTTCATTATAAAATACCTAGCGGGTCTTCTTGCTGCAGAGACAACCTATCCTGTTCTGTAATATCAATTTGTGACATTACTTTTTGCATACGCTTTTTAATTCTGTTAAGACTGGCTTCAAATGCCGTATCGCTTAATCTTGGATCAAGTGATGCAATATCAGCTTCGATTAATCCTAATTCTTTTTCATTCATTGCCCCAAAACCTGTGGCCCCTGTTCTTGATGCATTTTTCATTTCAGTAATAGTATTTAGTGCTTTTTGTGCGAGCAATGTTTTTATCTCTTGATTGATTTGAAAACTTTTTTCGCCTTTTTTTGTTGGCAATGCCATTCCTGATGTCCTACCTTCTATCGGGCCTACTGCAACTTCAAAACGCTTTCTTCCTGTTTTTGGGTCTTCTTTTAGTAAATTATCAATGCCAGATATAACTTCTTGAGCTGACATAAAAGCATTTACGGCTTTCTTTTTTTCAAGCTTTTGTTTTTCTTGCAGTTCTCTTTGCTTTTCTGGGGCTTCTATTTCTGCTTTTATTAGCTCTTTTTGTCTAAATTTTTCAACATCTGCATCAATATCGGCTTGCCTCTTAGCTGTTGCCAATAACGATTCTTGTTCTTTTTGCTGTTTAGCCAATCCAAGTTTAAACTGTTCTTGTCCTTGCTGTACAATGCTAGCACCAATGGCCGGGTCTGCACCTAAGGCAACTGTTACACCTGCAAGCATGTTATTAAGTAGTAGTCGGCCTTCTGGCGTATCTTTCTGGGCATTAACAAAATCGCCAAAGCCTTGTAGTAAACCTTTTGCACCTTGCCCTAATCCACTAATTAAGTTATCAACTGGGCTTGGTTGTTCAGGCTGCATTGGTTGTATGGGCTGACCGCTTGCAAGTAGTTCTGCTGTCATTTGTTCTTGTGTTGGCCTAGTTGGCATTTCAGCCATATTTAGTTGATTACGTGGCTGTCCCTTCATGCACTCTCTCCATATCTTTGTATTGGCTTTAATTGTTGTCCTAATGCTGCTAAACTACGTTGTCCTGCCATTTGTTCACGGCTTCTCTGACGTCTTAACTCTTCCTCTAATGCTAACTTTTCAACGTCAAACCCAAGCTCACGCCCTAATCGCCCCGCCAACATTGCAGACATTTGCGCCGCTTCTGGACCTCTAACGCCTGCCTGTTGCTGTGCTAATTGCCCACGTTTGATAGCTTGTTGTTGTTCTGGAAGTTTTTGTTGTCTAATGATTTCTTGTAGTCGTGATATTTGTTCTGGCCTACCTTCTGTAGCTGCCATGAACTGCTGTTGTGATTGTTGACCGATTTCTGATGCTCTTTGTTGTGCTTCTTCTTGGCCACGCTCAATACCTAAAAGTTGTTCTTTTTGCTGCTCTAATTTACGCTCTTCTAGCTTTCTTTGCTTTCTTTTTTCACCGCTTGAAAAAATTCCTCCAACGACTGCTCCTGCAACGCTTCCTCCAATACCTGCCCAACTCATTGTAATTCCTCCTTATTTTTTATAGTTGTATTATTAGATCGATTAATTTTATTGAATTCTTTTAACAATTCTTCATCTACTAAATTATTTTTATGATCTTTTATGATTTCTTTTTCAATTTCATCAACATCGGTTTTATCTGTAACGTGAAACGTGGTCCAAATAGTATCTTCTTCAATGTAAAGTAATCTTCTTGTATTTGGCTCTGTAATTCCTGTGTAAGGTGCGCTTATAGTTTCTGGTTTACTGCCGTCGTAAACAATACACTTGCCCTTGCTCACAACATACGGATGTCTCGTTTTATGTATTTTTGAAGTTAGCAGTGTACCTGCCGGCATAAATATTTCCCTAATATACATACCGTCAGTAAAACGATGAGTTAATGGCATTTCCACCGGTTCGCCCGTTGCAATTATAGCTTCCGCATTATCTATAACCTCATTGACAGACATGTTTATTTTTTTAACTTGCAACAACTCTGCCCTCCAGTTTCCAACCCTTAATAACTGCTTGAGTTTGTGTAGATATTTTGAAACGCATCCAATTAGCGTATTTATTAATGTATACGACCTTATAGTCTTCTTCGTCTTCAGTTGTCTCGTAGTAGTCTTCGTCATAATAATCAAAATCATAATAAGCCCCATCGTATGTGATGGTGGCCGTTACTGTTTTTGTGCTGTCTATTGTAGCTAGTGCTGTAAGTGTATTAATGCCTGATTTATCATAATAAACATATAGATTTTTATAAAACTTCTTTTCTGTTCCCACAGCAATTTCAGGGGTCTCAAAAAATGCTGTCAATTCTTCGCCTCTATAAGTCAGTGCATTATACATTTGCTCAACAATTCCTGCATTTTTCTGCGTGATATACAAATCTTCATTAATCTGAAAAAATCGCCAGTACGTTGGCTGATAACTCGTCGTTTTAATGAAGTACTTGGTCCATCCACTAATACGTATGTCGTACACATAAATAAACGTTTCAGCAATCAAATGATATTTATAATCAAAAAATGCTGCTTCAAGTGGGTTGTCTTTTAATTGATTTTTTAAACTATCTTTGTCCAAAGCAATACTAAAATTATTAGTCGTTAAATTGTCAAAACTTGTCGCAAGGTTGGTAGCAATGTTACCACTAAAAATACGAACGTCATACAAATTAGAAACAAACATAATCCCACCCTGTAATACGTCATTTTCTGGTATTCGAGCAATACTAAAACCATCAATGCATCCTACATTAGACGTAGTTTGTTTTACACTTGTTGTTAAGCCTGATGTATCCGCCAAGTATATATGGTTTTCTGAAAAGACCACCATTTGATTATAGTCTTCAATTAATCCGGTTAATGGTGAATTGTCATTCCCTACACCCGACACGTCATAAACGCCAGAAGTATTAAAAAAAACCTCAACTTCAAACTCTGTTACATATAAGTAGTTTGGTCTATTGGCATTTACTGCACCTATAATCTTTTCGTCTTTAACAGTAATAAACTGAGGGGTTGGGCATGAACTATTAGTACTAGAAATATTTGCACCTAGTGATCCGTCAGCTGTATTGTCTTGGTACGTTGTCGTCGTGTTATCGTTAATGGTTGTTAGTAGTTTTAGTGTGCTTCCGCCTGCCTCTGTACGATATATTTTTCTTTCAGTACATGTTGCTATTCCAACTGGTAGATCAAGGTCAATGCTTTTACTTGATACGGTAATTGTGTTACTAATAGTCCCTAATATAAGTTCAACGCCATCAACAACGTAGCTCATAGCGTAGTAGTAGTCACCAGTTAGTCCACCTGCAACTAATAAATCTTTAGCAGTGGGTGCGCCCATTTGTTTTACATAAGTTCCATCGTAGACAAGCGGATAGTTTGAGCCATTGGATATAAATAATTTGTCGTTTAATATTCCAAAAGTACACTTATTCCCAGACGTTATAAAACTGCCTGTATATATAGTAGTTGGACTTGTTAGGAAGTTTTTAATTATTGAATTGCCTTTTACAATAATTTTTTCGCTTTGGAACTGACCAACTGAATCAATATAACGAAAATCAAAACCGCCATCAATTTGACTACTGCCAACATTATATTGAACACTAGGAGCTTTTATTCTTTGACAACCTATAATGCTGTCATAGTTCATATTTTCTATGTTGTAAAAATAATCAGGCGACACAAACTTGCGCCCCTTATCGTCTCGTAGTCCTTTAGATTGATACGATTCTACAACAAAGCTCAAATTGTACTCCCTAAATTATTAACTTCCCAGTCATAGGCTCCGCCAATCATACCTGCTTGTATAACGTCTCCATATCCAGCTTGTATTTCATTTGCTGCTTGCTTATAAAAAGCTGCTGCATCAATTTTATAGCGGTCTGCCCTCGCATAATCATCAATTAGAATTAGTAATCGATACGCAACCAAATCAATAATGGATTCAATATGTTCGTCTGGAATTTCCATTTCTTTGGCTAAATCAGTTGGTGATATCGTATCGTTTGCATCAACACTGATAACAAAATGTTTTTTTCTATAATACAAAACAAAATTATTATGTGTGACTGTATCAGAATTGCTATGACTTGCTGCGGTTGTATTTTCAATCCCTCTGGTACATCCAGTGAATGTTGTTGCTGTTTTTGCTGTGTAACGGATTTTTTCGTTATTAATTGTTATTCGTCCGTTTATATCGGGAAAATTATTAGTAGATGCTACAGTAATTGTTGTAGCGCTGTCACTAATTGCACCGTTAAGCGTGGTTGTTTGTGGACTATTTGTATTTTCAGGGTATATCGTAATTTCCTTGTCCCACACCGTAAAAAACCTTGGGATCCCTCCGTCTGTGGCATGTGGAAACTCACTCGTAACAAAATTTAAATCTTTATAATTTAAAGGGTATTTTGTTCCTGTTGCCCATATAAAAGCCATTCTATACGCTTCTGACCTTATTGCATCTGTCGGCCCTGCAACAACACGTCTTGATAAATTTACAACTGTACTATAAATATCCTCAATACCCTTAGTTGTACTTGCATACACATCTAAGGCATTTTTTAATTGATTAACTTTTCTTTTATTCGTAAACAAACTGCTTGTAGCTTTTGTACTGTCCTCATCGCTTATGGCCGTATTTATTCTATCTATAACGTCGCTAACTAACATATTTTCTCCTTAACTGAATAAGTGCTGAATAACAATCCCAATTAAAGCCGTTGAGACAATCGCAATACCACTTATTATGCCCTTCAATATTAATTTATGTCTATTTACATCTTTCTCAATTTTTTGAGAAAAATCATGAATCCCATACCCCATCGCATCAATTCCCATATCTATAACAATTTTTCTATCTGCTTTTTGTTTTGCAGTCATGTCGTCGTGAATGTATTTATCCTCAAGTCTTCGTCGGTATTTATCTAACTGATCTGTTATACTTGGCATATCTTACCCAAAATACTGCGTTGCATTATCTAATGCGTACTGTACCCTTTCATCTATATAATCTTTTATAGCTTTTGCGCTTGCAAGCGTATCATGACTTGCACTAACACTACTTAAATCTGTATCAAGTACTCCTGCTTTTAGATTTGTGACTGTTAAATTATTAATTGTGGTATTATCCGCATCAATACTTGGCAGTCTAGCTTCTGCTAGTGTTCCGCTAGATATATTGCTTGCGTTAGTCGTATCTACATTTGCTACATTCCCAAGGCCTACATCGCCTTTAGATAGACTTAATGCTGTTTTTAGTGTTGTTGATATTGTTAAATCTTCTACGTCACCAGTTCCGGCTGTTGTTCTGCCCTTAACCGTTCCAGTGGCAACGTGTGCAATTTTTGCATTAGTTACTGCTTCATCAGCAATCGTTAAGGCTGTGGCACCAGTAACGTCACCCGTATGCGTTGCATTAGTCACTTTTGCATTATTAGTTGCTACATCTGATTCTATGGTGTCTAGGTCAACCGCTTGTGTAACAGATATATAGCCTAGCTTAGTTTGTTCTGCACTTGTTATTGTTGTGGGTTTATTAAGTATTTGTGCATCACCACTAACCGCGTTCCAGTCGGCATTAACATTGACTTCTGCGCCCGATGCAATGCCGTCTAGCTTAGTATTGTCGCTAGCTGTAAAATGCTTGTTTGTGGCTGTCTCTGATATATCATCAAGGGTTAAACCTCTAGTTATAGCACAACCTGTTGCATCACCTATAAACACATTACCTTCGTTTAAGTTTGGCACGTCGTTTGTACGGCCTGCACCACCGACTTTTATTGATCCACTTGTGGCATGTACTCGCTGAACTTTTCCAATGTTTTGAATTAGTGACGATTCTGTTTTTGGCCGTGTATCTGTTAATGTTCCTGTATCAGATACATATAAAACATCCCCTAAGCTAAATGAGCTAGTATCTAATCCCGACAATGTACCAAACGTCACAACATTAACGGAAGCATTTAGTGATACTGTGCTTTCAGCTAAACCAAACGCCGGCATTTTGTTTGTGTCATTTGCATCAGCAATGCCAACAACAGGGGTGTTTCCGGTTACATCAAACCCTGAAATATATAATGGGTCACCTTTTGTTATTGCTTCTCCTGCCTTTGCCTTAAACTGTACCTCTCCACGTAAACCACCAATAAAGTTATCAGCTTCAACGTTGCCATTAACTGTAAGAGCTTCTGCTAGTGTCGTTGTGCCAATCCCTACTTGGTTGTTAGTAGAATCGACATATAGCGTATTTGTATCAACAGTTAAGTCACCTGTCAGTGTGCCTGAGCCTGTTATATTTATATTGCCTGTACCTGTGATATCACTGGCATTTAAATCTAAATTACCACCGAGCTGTGGCGTTGGATCTTCTATTACTTCTTCTAAGTATCGTCCGTCTAGGTCAACTGTTCTTGTTGCGCTATCGTTCATTGTAGCAGTTAAAAGCCCAGTGCCAGTGTTAAAGCCTAATGATGATAAAAACTTATCTGTACCGCTACCGCCTCCTTCAGTAGGGTTGTAGATGTAAGTCATCCTTCGGCACCTACTAGCGTTTTACTTCCGTTAGCTGATATAGCATTTACAACACCTTTAAATATTGGGTTATCTAATGCCAACGCCCCACCGCTTGCGTTTAGTCGAATGCCGTTATTAAGCGAAGCTGTTGCACCTAATGATACATAAATAGGCTCATCGCTGTCATTAACTAATATTAGTAATTTTCTGTTACTATTTGCAGCTAACACTTGAGTGCTACTTGTGCCAACAGACACATTAAAATTAGTAATACTAGATACTTCTTCGGCACTAATTGCCGTAGAAGTTGATGGAATGTAAGGGTCTGCATCTGTACCAGTTCCAGTTGACTTAAAGTACTTAATTCCATTGTTTGCAATTATATCTTGGTAATTTGCCATTATCTTAGTTGTGGGGGTGGCACATGGCCACCACCCAAATATCTATTAAGAAGCTGCTACAGCTACTACGTTACCTGATAATACGAAAGATGCTGAACCACCGCTAGTTGCAGTAGTTGCGATTCCAACGGAACCTGCACCTTCAGCAGTTGAACCAGAAACACCACCATCTAATTTTAGTCCAGTGCCTGCGTTCAATACTTCGGCGTAGTCACCTGCTGCAAAAGTGTCAGTGGTTAATACGGTACCAACACCTTTGACTAAGAACCAAGCATAATACCCAGAACTTACAGCTACTTGAGGAACAACAACAGTGGCACCACTTGCAGTAGTTGCAGGGGCTTTAGTTGAAACTTCTGCTCCGGCAGTGTTTAAAACTGATAACTGATATGGTTGGTACTGTGTTAATCCGCCATGTGCTTTAGCGTATACGTATTCTTTGTTGATTGCATTTGTATCGTTGTAGTCAACAAACTTAGCACCAAGATCATATTTTCGGTTGCTAGATGGGTTAACTAAATCATCTGTGTCAATTGCGTTAATGTATGACATATTTTACTCCTTTTTCTAAATTTTATTATGATTGTAAATTTTTGAAGACACCATTGTATCTGCGAGCTTTACAAACCAAATTGTAAGCCATGTCGTGCTTAGATAAAACCGCTGACTGATTGGGCAATGGAGCATTCATGTTTGTTGGGGCGTTTTTGCCTTCAAAACCATACTTATACTTGAGGCTCATTGTTTCAGGAGCAATGATATACAAATGGTTATCTGCCGTAGATCCATCTCCTGACCCTTGACAATATTCGTCAACAAACCAGTCAATATTTCTGAATTTAACGCCGGCAAACCCAGATTTTAAATCGTTTTCACTTGTGAAGCGTTGCTGTGACTGCTGCGAATTTAAAAACTTATCTTGTACATATGAGTTAGATATCATTAATTTAGGTGCGTACCGTTGACCACCTTTATTAATTAATTTCCCTACGAGGCCGTTGATGTTTGCAAAATTGATTGTGTTTGTAGATGTGTCAATTTCGGTTAACCAAGTAGTACTATCGTCAAAATCTGTGTTAGTTAATCCACCATAAGCAGTTCCAGAAGCTGCGAAAATGTCTTCAAATCCATTGATTGCAAAACCGTCACTATCAGAACCTGAACCAAACAATCCTTCAGCCATAACGTTAGCAGCATCTTGTGCAGCTAATTTTACTTTTTCTTCAATTAAACTGACAACTGCGTTTGCTCCTGAAGTAAGGGCAATCTCTTTTAAGGTTGTAGTAACTGAGTAATCTTGATATTTCAGATCAAATTTAGCATTCGTAATTAATTGATTAGAGCTAATGTCTCTCTGATCGAATCCACCACTGAAAAAACCGCCAGATTTATTTTTAGCTTTTTGAACTGGAATCTGAATATCAGCTCCACCGTCAAAATATTCAAGAACAGGTTTTTTAGTAACTGTGTTTAAAAGTGCAGTAGTTACTAACAATTGATTTATAATTTCTTTTTCAATTGCAGAAGGTACTACCGCATAAACTTGATTTAGTTGGTCGGCTGTAAATGCCATTTTTTTTACTCCTTTATACTTTTAAGAACAAGTTTTTATTTAATTCGCACCCACAGCATTTCTTAAATCTTGTCTCCAATCATTATTGGGAACGCCATTACTAATCTTACTTGTTCCAATTGGAACACTTTGCGTAGATTGTTTTTTTTCGCTTGCTTGCTCGGCAACTTTAGTACCATGTTTAGCAATTACTTGATCAAACACGTTTGCCTTATACTCGTTATACCAAAGATGTTTAGGAATTTGAGCTTTATTCATTTCAGCAATAAATTGATTTTTATCGTAGGCGATTGCATACTGATCGTTTAATTTATCAATCTTTGAAAAAGCTTCATTTTGCTGTTGGGTTTCGTAATGTGACAAGGCTTGTTTTTCAATGCTTTCTTTCCACGACAATAAATCATTTAGTCTATCATCTTGAATAGAATTTTGTGGGGGAACTTGTTCTTGATTACCTTTATTATATTTTTCTATTACGTCTATTAATTCACTTCCTAGTTGTGGATGATTAAACAACTGTTCCATGTCTGTATAGTCGCTTTTATATTTTTGGAGTTCTTCAACTTGCGATTTGTAATCATTAATCTGTCTGTCAAAGTCACCTTGTCGTTTTTCATGATAACGTAGTGATTCGTACATTTTGTTTGGGTCTTTGGCCCAGTGCGATTCAAAACGCTTATCTCCTTCCCATGAATTTATAGACTCGCTTTCAACTTGTCCATTGTTATTGCCCAAAGTGTCCGTATTCTCGCCTTGCCCAAATGTAACATGGGTGACTTCTGGTTGGACTTGCTCCGTTGCAACATCAGCTTGGATGTCTTCTGCCATCGGTTTTCCTCCTAATTTTTTTTAAGATAGTGACTGTTTAAGGTCGTAAAATGGGTCTGTCTGCAATGAACTGTCCGGGTCGTTTTCTGGTAACTGTTTACCCGTTATCCGAACAATACATGAATCAAGAGCCATTATAGCCTCTTTAGTACTACCTTTAGCAATTGCATCCTTGGATTCTTCTAGCTTATTAACTAGCTCCATAGGCGTATATCCCCCGAAATCTTCTCTCGTATATTCTAATCGAGATTGTGATTTTTCTTCTTTGTTATCTTTTTCGTTTTCTTCTGGTTTAGAACCAAAAATAACCATAATCTTATCTTTTTTATCTTTATTCATTTACTGGTCCTTCAAGAATCTTAATTAGCTCATCTTTTTTAAGTGAGCTGCAATCTTTGCCAGGGAATGCAGTATGAACCATGTGAATTAACTCATCTTTTTTGAGTTTAGATAAATCATTAATTTTATTAGCAGATTCTTCTTGAATTAACTCATTAACTGGCGATACTGGCTCTTCGACTATAATCTCTGAAACTTTATACTCTTCAAACATTTCTAAAACTATTCTTTCGGGTAGCTTGATTACTGCACTTCCAAATCTAATTTTATAGTGCTTTTCGGTATAACCAGACTGTCCCGCAGGCAGTATACCATCACATATAAAAGTCATATCTACATTTTCTTTGACTTGCAATAGTTGTCCGTATCGAATATCCATATATTAAATAATATATTTATTGATTCTCAATTGCATTTTATTAATTTTTATATTTATTAAAAATATTTTATCAAAAAATATAATAAAACAAAAAAATGGTTTTATTATATATAGTATTATAAAGCAATGGATAATAGGTTAATTAAATATATAAATGCGTTGTATAAAGTTGCAGAGAAAAATAATTTTACAAAAAATTTCAAAAAATACAAAGATTATTATGATGGAGTGTTTGCACCTATCACTGGTTTATCTGGTACAGAGCAAACATTAGGAGAAACTAAAAAAGGAAACGCTCAATACAATATCATTAAGCCAATCGTAGAAACTAAATGTACAACTGCTTTAGATGCTATGATCACAACAAGCGTAAAACCGGCAACCCTATCCCACCAAAATTTCGATAATTTAAATCAATTGGAATCCATAGCAGATATACTGAACGACTGTTGGGAAAACATTAAAAAGAATAGTGAGCTATCTAACATTAATCAACTTATCATGCGTGATGGTGAAATATATGGAATTGGAATAGCTAAAATTATATGGAATCAATCTATTAATAATGGTTTAGGGGATGTGCGAATTGAAAGAGTAAACCCGTGTAATTTTTATCCTGAGCCGGGGGCGACAAGCATTGAAAATTGCAACTATATTTTTGTCAAACGTGTTATAAGTCGTTTTGATCTAATAAATCAATATAAAAACAATCCAGAAGTACTTAAAAAAATTGATAAATTAAGTAAACCATCGGCAACTGTTGGCATGGACTCCCCAAACAATAGAGTAATATCAACTAAGCTTACGGATGGTGATGTAACGACATCGAATCAAATGTATGCCAATCAAAGTGAGGTTATTCCAAGTGGAACTGAACACAATATAGAGATAATTGAATGCTATATAAAAGATGATACGGTGCTTGTTCCATTAGATGACGATTCAGTAGAAGATAAAGAAATGAAAAAAGAAGAGCGGTTTAAGTATCCTAATGGACGCTTAATTATATATAGTGGACAAGAAACAATTGAAGATCGGGTTATTGATTATCCTTTTGGATTTCCTTTCAGCACGTACAGTCCAACACATAGCGATACCTTAATTGGTCAGGGAACAGTTGAAGAACTAATGCATATACAGCAGAAATTAACTTATGCATATTCAAAATTACAAGAATTAACCATGAAATATAAAAGCATGCTTATAATTCCTAAGACTTATGAAAAGGAGTTTAAAGGAAATTTTGATTTAATTTATTCGAAACCAGGTGATCCACTAATACAACCATTACTTGTGACAAACAAATTAACTCAAGATATTAGCCTATTACGACAGCATATACAAGATTTGAAACAAGATGCATACAAAATTGCACGTATTAATGAAATTATGTTATCTGGTGAACGCCCAACCGGTGTAAACAGTGGGCAGATGGTTCGTGACTTAATTGAATCTCCAATGTCATCTATAAGAGAGATGCAACGCAATTTTAAGACATTCGTTACTAATTTAAGTAACAAGGCAGTCGTGTTAATACAGTTATATTATAATCAGCCAAGAATTATTAGAATGGCAAGCGGCTCACAATTTATTTCAATGGAACTTGATGAAAACGGAGAAATGAATATTAATAAGTACGATAAACAAATAAATAATGAATTGCGTTCGTCTATCGACACGATTAAATCCGATTTAACGCTTGGTGAGTACGAAGTAGAGATAACGGCAGGCAGCTCATTGCCACAATCACAATCGGCAATAGCAGCAACCACACTTCAACTAGCGCAGCAAGGCATATTTGGTGATATTAATAACCCAGATGTTAAAGAGCTAATATTAAAGACACTGGATTACCCAAATTACAGAGCAATCATAAACAAGATTAAAGAAGAGCAAGACGAGCAGGCGCAAGTGCCATTACCTGAACCAGACTTTAATGCATATATTAAAAACGTAAATATGAGTTTAAAAGACATTATTGAATTGATTGCTGTATTACCTATAGAACAACAAGTATCTGCAATCAGCACTATAACTGACAGCTTAGGACTAACAATGCCACAACCTGTAGCACCTGAACAGCCTGTTCAACCAAGCTTTATTACAGGGATTGGCTAAATGTTGACGGCTGAGGAGAAATATAAGCGTTATGACCGAAGAACAAATAAAAGAATGGCTGATTATAATCGGTCAGGTGGTAATGTTGCTCGCCCCGTTAGGGATGTTTCTAGTGCTTCTCCAGCTAGAAAGCTGACAAGAGGAAAGTTTTTACTTCGCAAGGCAACGCAGATTTTAAAGCAAAGCCAACCATTAAAGGACAAAAAAGGCAGACCAACACCAGCAGCTATGCAATTTAAAAGATGGGATGCCCCAATACCTAAAAACTATGACAGCGTTAGACGATTAAAACAAATTGGTAAAAACATCGTAGAACGATATAAAAAAAAGTAAGTGGATAAAGTAAATAATATAATTAAATATATAACTATCAAAAAAGTAGAAAAAAAAATAAGTGCATACAAACAAGATTACAGTACTCGAAATATTGATGCAGATAAAAAAATATTGCAATTAAAAACTGAGCTAGAACTAAAAAATTTAGGATATAGTTCTAATGATTCACTAAATTTTAGAAAAAACCTAGAAAAAAATTACTTAAAAAAATATGAGGACATATTTCATTGTAGTAGTGAAATAAAAACAAAAATAAAAAGTGAATTACCTCAACTTTATCAACGAATTATGATTTCTCGTTACACAAGATTAAATGAACATTTAAAAAGTTTGTAGGGGTAAAATTAATTACCCCAATGAACATAGCGCTCATACTTTTCCAATATTTATTTTACTATTTATCGACATACAATATCAATTCTTTTTTTACTTTTAATAAATTGGTAATTTGATGAAATGCTTGTTTGTCTCTGTTTTTTATTCCTATACAACCTCTAGTACCTTCCACGCCACCATCGGGATGTATCAACAATTTTGATCGATTAGTCTTAAATTGAGGTGTTAATGTAGCCACCCATGCAAACTCTTTGCCTGTATAAGCCTTAACCTTATTAATTATTACAACTTTTCCGTTTTTAATTATAACTTTTCCGTTTTTATCTTTTTTCTCTTTCATTACTTTCTTTAGCTTGTAGCACTTATCAAGTGTGTACATACCCTTAGGCAAGGCGCCTAGGCCATGCTTGCCGCTTACACACGCATATTTTTGATCGTTTATACAAAGAAAACCTAGCTTTGCATTTGCAAATGTGTCTTTAACATTAAACAATAGATCATATTTTAAAGGGGTCAAATTCGACTGGTTTATATTAGATTCTGTTTTAGTCGTGACTATTTTAGATTCTGTTATGTTTTGGTCATTTACCGTTTTTTTTTTAGTTTATCGATTGAACCACCTAGGAATATGCGTAAAACATCTTTAAGTCCTAGCGTTGATACAAGTATCCCAACAATACCAAACTCGAACCACCATGCAGTATCATTTAATGCTTTCCATCCTTGCGCCATTGTTGCCTGTGTAGCAGGAATGAACGTCAGAATCATAATAATGAAAAACCCTACAATAATGAACTCATCAATTAAGGATTCACGTCTATTTTTTAGTACTTGCATGTCGTAACTCATGTCATTCTCTGCTTGTGTTTCTTGTTGTTTTACCTGTGCTTGCAACTTAGATATCGCCAAATCAATTTTTGCTTGCGCAATACTAAGCTTACCTTTTTGTTTTATTTCTTTAATTGCCTGATCTTTTTTAACTACGTCGCCAACTGTATTAATAACCCCACCCAGAAGATTTCCTAAAATATTAAGCATTTTTTAAAAAACCTTTTTCTTCTAGCATGTCAGCAATAGACACACCATCTATATACACCTTAGCTAAATAACGGCCGAACTTACCTTTTTTATCTTGTATCGTTTCTACAATAACAGATGCTTTGTTTGCATGTGCTTTCTTAAAAGTTTCTTCGCAAAAATCTTTGGCTTTTAAACCTTTTATTTTTTCTTCTGGCGTTGTATTCCCACGAAGACTACTTTCGTATGCATCTACGCCAAATAGCCTAATTCTATGCTTAACGCTAATATCAAAACCTAAATCAATTATTACATCATAGGTATCTCCATCGACGACATTATATACTTGTGCTTTATATTTATATTCTGTTTTTTCCATAGTTACCTCAATTTATATTAATCCAAATGCCATTTATTTTTCTTAGATCGTTTAAATGCTTCAAAATATTTAAATCCTCAAAAAACAAATCACGTTCACAAAGTGCTAAGTAGTATTTTCCTTCAAAAATTGTATAGAATAAGAACTCTATAGACGTAAAATCTATTTGTCCGTATTCATTAAGATTTTTTGAGTTTAGCATGACATTTTACAAATCTTTTTTATTTCATTATCGATTGATTTGTGCAAATTTTCACTATTTTTTTTTTCAATATATTTTTTATTTTTTGCTGCTTCTTTTTTAGCATCCTCGTGACCTAAATATACTAACTTTTCTTTTTTTTCAATTTCTTTAATTTGTGCCATGGTCAGCTCCCCTTCTAAGCCTCTAGGGTCTGGATAAGTTGTAAATCCATGAACAGCTATATTATTGTTACCCATATATCTATATGTATGTGTACTTAGACATTTTACACAATTGGCTCTGTGTTCATCATGCACGCTGAAAAACTTTGTGAATATGTGTTCACAAGACCTACACTTAAAATCATAATCAGGCATTTTTTGCCTCCTCTTGTTGTTTTATTATGTTTTCTAAGTAAATTTTTAATTCGTTTTTAACTTTTAAGCTTTTAGTTTTTCCATTAAGCCACGTATAAACTGTTGGAATTGAAACATTGAAGTGAGCAGCTATCTTGTCATGTGCTACGCCCGATTTATCGTAAAGATATTTCAAATGCTCACCTGTGATTTCAGCTTCGATATATTTGTTTTGAATTAATTTTTCTACGTTATTGCAAACTTCTTGTAATTTAGTTTGACTGCTTTGAAATGCATTATTAAGATGCTGCATAGATTCATATAAACCGTATCCATTTGTATTTATTTTAAGGTCTTGCAGTGCTTGGTAGACATCTTTATAGAGCCTTGTTAATTGTTCAACAGACAGTGGTTTTTCTACGGTTATATTTTCTATTGCTTTAAGATGATTGTTTACATTGTACTCAATACTATTTGCAATCTCTGACTTAACAGCCATAGAGATGCGCGAATCAATGCTCTCATTCACATTATTTATTGCCTTATGGACTTTATTTTCAATTTGGCTTAACGCCATTTGTACATCATTACTCATTTTTTATTCTCCTTATCAAGCAGTCGTCCGGAATTTCCGGATTTCTTAATCTTTTAATATTTTTTTGGTTTCTTTTTTTGGTTTTTATTCATTTTTAAACTCCTTTTTGTTTTTTGATTTTTTTTAAGCTCTCCCTTTCACTGAATTACGTAATTTAAGTTTATATGTTATATACCACACCCTAAAACGAGCATATTTTCTTAATAAAGCTACCCTTTGTTGATTGTCTAGTGCGGAAGTCAATTCATATAAATATCTTTCAATTTCGTCTTGTTCACGATGAAGGTTATCAAACTCTACCTTGCTTAGTTCATTAGCATACAAAACCAAAAGATCAATCCTTTCATCACTAATATTTACAATTTGGTTATTTGGATAATCCTTTTTAATTGATTTAATAACTAAAAGCATATCTCTGCATTTTTTATTTGTTATATCTAAATCGGTTATGAAATAATCTAATTCACCTTTTTCAATCCTAATTCTAGGCTTACTTGTGTCTTTGGCATGAATGCGTATAACACGATCTATCTTTATTTGTCTATTAGTGTCTGGGCATTCCATATAAATATTTAACAACACCCTTGGAATAAGTTGTTCAATTTCATATTGCTCCCTTCTCTTAAAATCTGCTTCTTGGTCTCTTGTTAATTTGTTATTTATTAATGAATTAAAATGTTCTTTGCTTACAGTAAACATGCCATCGATAGTACTCATTACTATGCCAAGATCATCCTCGAATGCTTCGGTTGTGCATACATAACTAAATTCAATTTTGGAAATATCATTTAATGTTACATTTTTCGATTTTAATATATCTTTAATTTCTTGTTTTTGGCTCATTTTTAAGCTCTGCCTTTCACGTAGTCGTCTAACGTTGGCCCGTTGTTAAACAATCCCCATTTAGCACTTGGGTTTTGTACTTCAACATTCTTTAAATGCCTAACCGCATACTGAACAGCATCACAAGAGTGATCGTTTTTCTTAACAACCTTAAACTGATCATCATTCGCGTGTAACTTGTCTACATACATGTAGTTTTTATGTTGGTCTATGACGTACTCTACATTATCAAAAAAGAATAGTTTGTTTTGAAATAATAATTGATTTACTAATAGTATGTTTCCCGACTTTTCTTTAACCGATTCAATAAGGTTTAGCCCATGTGATTTTAAATCGTTCCACCATGAACCATAATCACGATCCTGCACCTTCATCGAAAAATCTGCAATAATTGGCTGAGGACCGTATTTGTGACAAGCTGTCACGATTTCATTAATTGTAGGCTGTGACTTGTGCCATTCATCATAGATATAAACACGCCCTGATTCATCCTTTGCCATAAACACTATACTAGTATCAACACGTGTTCCATGGTCGAGACCAATGCATTTATACCAATGATCGTGTATCTGTTGTCTAGGGATAATGTGATGACTCATTAATTGATCATACACTGCATTTTGGGTTGAATCCCAATTGCCCTCAAGAAACTGTTGTATATAACTTGGTGGAAAGTTTTCTTCCATGTTTTTTATGTAGTCTTTAGGCAAGTTTTTTTTGTTGCTAAAAGTTGTTGCTCTTATGTATAAGCATCCTTCCGGAGGGGGATTGTCATGATATCGTTTCTTACACCACCCCTGCCTTGGGTTTCCCTCCGTAAATATGAATCTAACAGGTAAAGCCGTACCTCTCATTCGCCCAAGAACTCCATAAAAATGTTCTTCTTTAAGTTCTTCTGCCTGAGACATAATAACCACATCATATTTTCCACCAAATATTTTATGTGGTTGGTCAAATGATCGAAACATTATATTGCTACCATTTTGAAAAATAAACTTAGGTGGTTGTATATGATATCTATAATCGTACTTTTCTGGCGGAAATGCCTCTAAAAACTGTGCTATACACGTATCTTGTAATTGGACTTTACTATATCGTGTGATTACAAGTTGAACGTTACGATATTTATGACATATATAATATGCCACTAAGATAGTTATCCAACTTTTACCTGATCCAAATCCACCCCAAAAAGCGATTTCTCTAGGACAATCATGCTTTATTGTCATATCTTCATTAAATATGGCATTAAAAATAATTGATTGATTATAATTAAGCGTTGCTTTCATACATTAATAATTTTTTTGCTTCATGCACATTGATTCGACGCCTCTTTTGTCGCTCAACATCAATAAATACACAATAGGCATGAGCATAGTTCGATTCTGAACTAAGACCAATAAACGTATAAATTCCATCGTCATCCTTAAATTTGTATTTTGCATTTATTTCGAACCCACGTCTAAACGGCATTAATTTTTTTATATTCTTCGTTGTTTTTAAAAACGTCTTCAATTGAATTGCTTTCTTTTTTAAATGCCTGTATCGGGTCTTGATAATTTTTGACCATGAACATGATTCGAAAAGCAATAAAAGTATTTAGGATTATAGTTCCACTGACAATTATACAGGTAATTAATAAATGAAAACTATTCCATAAATCACTTAGAATAATATCAAGCATTGAGTTGCTCTAATTCCTCAATAACGTTTGCTTTTTCTTGCTCTTTTAATGATATTTGCATACGCTTTTTAGTTGCTTCTAATCCCTGAATTGCCACACTAAATCTTTGTTTTTCGTCATTTGTCAAAGATCCATTTAGTAACGACTTGTCTTTAATTGCCCTCAACCTTAAAGACTCTATGATATCAATATGTTTTTGTGTTGTTTGCATTTTTATTCTCCTTTTTTTTTTAAGTTTATTAAAGTCTAAATCATTGTCTACTTCCCATATAACCATGTAACATCAACATTTTCAGTCACTAGTTCGCATAGAGCGTAACTAATTTCTTTTTCTATATCTAACCCAAAAATTTTTAGCTCATCTAACATAGTTTTATTTTCTTCATTAAATATAGTCATTTGTCTTTTTATGACTTTAGTTGCATGCTGAAATATAAGCCTGTTTTGTCCTATAATTCGTCTAAACTCTGGTCTTTGCCTTACATCGGGATTAACCATCATTGCGCCTCGTGTGCTATGGTGCGGCACGTAAATATCAAGACCTAAATCATTTTCAATTTCATCTTGTAGCTGATTACGTTTCTCAACTATTTCAAGCAGTTCTTCATCTCCATATCTAAACCAATGCTCAAGAAATTGGACTTTAAGTAGTTGTTTATATCCTAGCCATCCCGAAAAAACAGCTGTTTTATTGTCTCTAACTATCTTGTTCATCTTTTTCTTCCTCATCCTTAACTAAATTCAACGTTATCTCATGTTTTGGCGCTTCGACAGCTGCCCTAATACTTGTATCGTATATTGCCTCCTTCTCTTCTTTGTTTGCTAGTAGCTTATAATAGAATATCCTTTCAGCAGGTGATGCATGTGGCGACTTCCAAACTTTACGCAGTAATTGCTTTGTTTTCATTTTTCTTTTCTCAATTGCCCTTTTAATTATGTCATACTCGTCAGAATCTATTGGGTAATACTTATAAAATGTTTCTTTACTTATCGGCAGATATGTAACTAGGTCCTCAATTGTTGTTACATCTTCTTTTTCTAGTGTTTCCAAACACAATTTGTACACTTTTTCTATGTTCTTGTCTCTATCGTATGGCATTATTTAACCTCGTTCAACTTTTTTTAATTTTAACCCAATGCTTTTCAATTACTACGCAATCCCTGCAATTATAGCAATCATCAGAAAACCTCATTAATCTCTAACTCCAATTTTTAAACACCAATCTAAAAGATCCTCAATAACATACAAAATCCCAATTGTAATAAAGAACCCAATAACAAAAGGGATGCCAACGCTTTCTAAAAACAGTATGACACTGAAAAAAAAATACATCGCGATAAACGCTGTAATTATGCTAATAAACTCACTCATGACTTAACACTCACTTTTAACCCCTTGGATGTCAACTCATCAACCAAAGACAACAACAATACCTGTTCCCCCTCAACCTTTAAGTAAGTCTCTTTTTCTTCTTCATTATCAACGCTCTCTGGCGTAATAGGCTCCCACTCTGGCAGATCATACCCCCACTCATGTAATTCCGTAGCATCCCATTCATTAGCCAATAGATCATCGTCATGTTCGCCATAGTTAGTATTGGCCTGTAATACAATCTGCCGATAAATCTCTGGCTCTAAGTCATCCCTCAAAACATTACAAGGAACCTCTTTTACTTTTAATTCTTTCAATGCTCTTAGCCTCTGATTACCAGATAACACAATATACTTGCCCTCATGCTCTATAACATCAAGTGGCCTTATCTGTGTTAGATTACTCTTCTCTAATGACTGTAACAATAAGTTATACTTGTCTTTTGTTATTTTTCTTGGGTTTGTAGGTATGCCTTTATCAACTAATTGTCCTCTGTTAGCCCTTATATTGGACACCGGCAATACCATATGTATATGTAGCACATCAACCATATTCCAAAATTATACAAAACTTTTAAACAAAAAAGCAAATATATTATAATACGTATTTACAATAACAATATATTGTATTAATATATTAATATAAAAAAACAAAGGAGATAACATGAAAATAAAAGAAAGTGGATTAATTCATAATAACAAATTTACAAAAAAAGCAGAGGTATACAACGAAATTAAGACAAATTATTATAAGAACATAAATTCCTTGCATAAACAATGTATCAACTACACAGTTATTCAGAAATATAAAAAAGAAAAAGCCATTATAGACAATTTAGATATAACAAAGCATCAAAAAATTGCTGAGTATAAAAACAATATCATTGTTGTTGAGCCACATTTCCTTGAAATGAAAAACGGCAAAATAACTAAAAAGGAATATAAATGCAGCCAAGACTTGCAGCAATAGGAATCATAATATTGATATTATTAGGCGTAATGGCATTGTTCGGGTTGAGCTATTGGATTGTATTGATTTTTATGGGGTGGTTCATAATTAAATATGGAGGTAAATATTGAAGCTAGGCGGAATTATTGCATTTGTCTTTGCAATTAAATTTTTTATTTTAGATAAACTTGTAAAAAAAAACAATGAATACGGTACAAAAATACAGATTAGGGGAAGTAAAAAGTTCGGAAATAACAAAGATCTGTATGAGTTCTATTCGAACGCTTGGGCGTACTATGATGACGGACAAGCATATTCTATTGATATGGATGGTGTTCTTATAGATAGGCGTGGCCGGCCTTATAGAGTTACGTCATGGGGAATTGAAATAGATCCAGATCAAATTAATATGGATTATGAATTAAAAACCAATAGACATCTTAGATCGCAGAGCAAAACAATGTTTGTTGAAAAAAATGTTGTCAAAGGTAAGTAAAAAAATAAAAACAATAAGGAAAATAAAAAATGAAAAAACAAAATAAAATTGCAGTCACTTTTAAAATGGATTCGGACTTGCACCAAAAACTAATAGAGATTACAGAAAAAGCACCATGGGTAACTAAGTCCTGGATTATTAATACTGCACTTCGTGAATATATTAATAATAATTATGAATAAAGTATTGACATCGACAATACGTTATATTACTATATAATTATCAAAAAAACTATGGAGGTACAAATGGATAGATTTCAAATTCCAACTTATTACGAGGAGATATGCCACATGTGCAAAGATCCGGACTGTAATGATATAGATTGCCAAGGTGTGGACTGGGAGCATGTTATAGAATTCGAGGAGTCTTTAAATGTTGCTTAAAAAATTACTTAATGCGCTTAATATTATACCTGACAATACAACTTATATTGATTGCAATGGTTATGGAGACGTTTGCATATATCACCAAAACAAAAAAACTATTGCAACAATCAATTTAAAACAGTCTGTAATAAAAAAATTACCGATAAACGATGAGGTACCATTCTAATGCAAGAAATAGAAATATATGATATGGACGCCGAGCCAAGTTTGATTGCCCGCTTTTTTGATAATGATTTGTTGATGTATCGCAGTGTTATGTCTCGTGACGAGGCAGTACACTTTGCAAAAAAGATATTGGAGGTAATGGACAATGACTAATTACAATAGACTTAGAGAGGCATTTAATGATTGTGAGCTAGAGTGGAAGCCTCAATCCGTTGGCATTAAAAATGGCAAACCTTGGGCGATGATTCTATGCTATGTACAAGCTAGGGCAATACAAAACAGGCTAGATGAGGTCTTTGGGCCAATGAATTGGAAGGACGAATACCGATTTGAACAAAATGGTGTTATTTGCCGATTAAGTGTGTACTGCAACGAAAAAAAAGAATGGATATCAAAAGAGAATGGAAGTCCAGAAACAGATATTGAATCGTTTAAAGGGGGCATATCTGGGGCATTTAAGCGTGTTGCTAGTTCTGGGTATGGTATTGGCCGATATCTATACGAATTAGATACAACCTTTGCGGAGTGTTCTATGACTAAACAAAAAGGATACAAACAAGCTAAAACGAAAGACAACCAATATTTCTATTGGAAGGTTCCGACAAGTATTGATAGTGCATCCAAGTCACAACCTACACAACAAAAGCCAAGAGAGAAAAACGATTGGGAAAATAAGCTATTAAAACAAGCGAATAATGATGAGTCCGTATTGCTTAGCATTAGTGACTCATGGAAAAATGGCATTGTGAGCGAGAAACAATACAATTGGTTTTCTAAGCAACTAATTGATCGCAATTACAAATAGAGCTAAATAAAAGGAGAATTAAAATGTCACTTTGGACTATAAAAAAAGAATACGAAATAATTTTAAACGATATCATTGATGATGATGGCGTGGTATCAGAACAAGCAGAACAATTATTAGCAATTAATGTTGAAAAGCGTGATGATACAGCTACTAATTATTACTACATCATTAACAATCTTCAACACGAAAACGGACAAATCGATGAAGAAATTAAACGCTTACAAGCACTAAAAAAACGCAATAAAACAAAAATAGAATTGCTATCACGCTCAATCATTGGATTAATTAATCTATACGGTGAATTTAAATCAAATCTCCTTAATTTCAAAACAAGAAAATCAACCATTGTTGAAGTAGATGAAGATTCTATCAATGAGCTATTAGAAGAATACACAACAATTAAAACAACAATAGCACCAAACAAAACAGCTATAAAAACAGCCTTAAAAAATGGATTAGAAATAACAGGTTGCCGACTAGTTGAAAAGCAAAATCTAAATATTAAATAAGGAGAATTAAAATGCAAAACTTTACATTAATAGGAATAATTTCAAAAGATACAGAATATCGAATGACCGAAAAAGGGGATGCAATGGTTCGTATATCTGTTCGAGTCTCAAGTAATAGGAAAGACGATCAAGGGCGTAGAATTAGTGACTTTTTCTACATGACGGCATGGGGAAAGAC